ATGTATAACATGCCCGATGAAGAATCAGGAAAGATTAAAAAAATTCGGGAAGAAAAATTGGTTAAAGGTTACTCTGTAACCGATGTTGAAGCCAAAGTAACAAAGAAATATCAAGGATTTTCTTATGATTGGAGAATTACTTCAGTATCTGAAAGTAAAATTGATGAAGTTATAGAATAAAGTTTTAGTTGGTTAGTTGAAAAGATCCGAGGCATTGCTTCGGATTTTTTTTTGCATTTATATGTTAAAAATTAAATTTTTATTAATATCTGCATATTTATAAAAAAAAATATATCCAAATATGGAAAAAAAATCAATTGTAGAAGAGGCGCTTCTTTCGATGAAAAATCTTGAAGAAGCTGTCCAAGAAAATGCAAAAGGAATACTTGCTTCAACAATGAAGGAAGAAATCAAAGATCTAGTAAAAGAGTCTCTACTCGAACAAGATGACGAGGAAGAGGAGACTGAAATTGATGTAGACATGGATGCAGAAGATTCGGACAATATGGACGATGAATCTGAAGATATGTCTGCGGATAATGATGATTCTGAAGAATCTGAGATGGACAATGAAATGTCTGATGTTGAGGATGACGAAGAAGAGTTAGAACCAATAGATCTAACAGGAGCATCTGACGAAGAAATTCTTAAGGTATTCAAAGCCATGGGAGATGATGATGGAATTATTGTTAAAAAAGATAATTCAAAAATTCATTTAAAAGACGATAACGAAGATGTTGAATATATGATCGATCTTGGTGAGTCTATGGAAGATTTATCATTAGAACAAATGGATGATGAAGAAGATTTAGGAATGGACAATATTTCATATGATGAAGAAGATGTACTTGATAATCTTTTTGGAGAAAATTCTATTAATTCAGAAGAAGAAAATTATGAAGGAACTTTTGAGTCTGTTGCAAATCAACTTGAAGAAGATGATATGGAAGGTGAAATAGATCCTTTGTCTTCTGATGAGGTTTATGACGGTGTTACTTATGAAATTGAAATTGACGAAAAAGATGATTTATCTAATGAAGGTATGTACAATGAAGACGATGATTTATCTAATGAAGGTATGTACAATGAAGACGATGATTTATCTTATGAAGGTATGTACAATGAAGAAGGTGAAGAAACCGGAGAATCATATGATCATACAAGAGTAAATGAAGCCAAAATGAAAGCTAAAGGAAGAATTGGAAAAGGTCCAAAATTCTCTTATAAAAAAGTTTCAGGTGGTTTTAAAGAAGACAAAAAATACGTCAATCCAACCAAAGGAACTGGTAAACCCAAATTCGAATACAAAGAGGGTAAAATGAAAATGAAAAAAGCTGAGACAAAAGAAGCTGCTCGTACACTAGGATTTGGTCGTCGTGGACCAACAGGTAAACACGCTGGACTAAGAAAAGGAATCACACCTAACAGAAACTTAGGTGAATCTCAAATCCAACAATACGAACAACAACTTTCAATTCTCAGACAAAAAAATGAAGAATATAGAAAGGCTCTTAATATCTTCAGAGAAAAACTCAATGAAGTTGCGGTATTTAACTCAAACTTGGCTTATGCAACAAGATTGTTTACAGAACATTCAACAACTAAACAAGAGAAAATAAACATTCTCAGAAGGTTTGATGGAGCAGAAACCCTTAAAGAATCAAAAAACCTTTATAGGACAATAAAGGAGGAGTTAGGACAAGGTCAAAAAACTACAATGAATGAATCTATTTCAAACAAAATTGAAAAAGATCAAACATCTGGTAGCTCACAGAATTTGATCGAATCTAAAACTTATGAGAATCCTCAATTCATGAGAATGAAGGATCTTATGTCCAAATTAACAAAATAAACATTAAACTAAAAACAATAAAAAAATGGGTGTATTACTCGAAAGTGGATTAGTTGGTAATATCGGCCTTAAGCATCTTAAGGTTATCAAAGAAGACACTATAAACAAATGGGATAAATTAGGTTTCTTAGAAGGTTTAAGAGGCCACTTGAAAGAAAACGTTGCTCAGTTATATGAAAACCAAGCATCTTTCTTGATTAACGAAGCCACTGGTGAAGGTTCAAACGGAGCTTTTGAAACAGTTGTGTTTCCAATCGTAAGAAGAGTATTCTCTAAGCTTTTAGCTAACGAGATCGTATCTGTACAAGCTATGAATCTTCCTATCGGAAAACTGTTCTATTTCGTTCCTCGTATCCAAGGATATAGTGGTGGAACTACTGACAGATCTGGTGAGCATTGGGCTCCAGTAGGATCTCCAGGTAACTACCCAGGAAATCCTGCAAATGGTTATCCTGGTAGTGCAGGTGCTTACCAAAAGAATCTTTATGATTTATATTATGAAGGAACTGAGCCAGGTCTTGATCCTGAAGGTCTATTTGACTATTCTAAAGGACAATGGTCTGCAGTTACTGCTTCCGTTACTACTTATGCATGGGATGGCGGTGACTTAATTGTAACTGGTTATGGAACAGATAACTACAGAAAAGTTATAGTTGGTATGTCAGGTTTCAATGCTGTTGGTCCTGGTAAACTTATAGGTCCTGATGGTAATGAAATGGATACTGAAACTTTCTTGTCAGGTCTTAAATTATTCCCTGCGGCTGGCGGATCAGCTCAATTATTCAGAGTTGTAACTCAAAAGTACGGTAAAGGTATCGTTCAATACGGTAGTGTTGGAACTTCTACTTGGGCTTCTGATGGTAGTGGTGGAAATTACAATAACATCTGTACTTCTGATGGTACTATCTATCTTGAAATTGATCTACAAGTTCCTGTATGTATTGATTGTGGTGCAGAATCACTTGACGGCTACACAGGTTCTACATTCTCTTCAACTACAGGATCAAACAATGCTTACATTGCGATCTACAGAAGATATCAAGAACTTGAGTTCGAAGACAAGATTGGTGAAGTATCTTTCGATCTTGAGTCTGTAACTGTATCGGTTACTGAAAGAAAACTTAGAGCACAATGGTCTCCTGAACTCGCTCAGGACGTTGCGGCATTCCACAACATTGATGCAGAAGCTGAGCTCACCGCTCTTCTTTCTGAACAAGTTGCAGCTGAAATTGACCGTGAAATTCTCCGCGATCTTAGAAAGGGTGCCGCTTGGACTCTTCGTTGGGACTACAATGGTTGGAAGAGATTTACCAACGGTACAACTCCTTACACTCAGAAGGATTGGAACCAAACTCTTATCACAACAATAAACCAACTTTCAGCTCAGATCCACAAGTCTACCCTACGTGGTGGCGCTAACTGGATCGTTGTATCTTCTGAAGTTTCTGCTATCTTCGATGACTTGGAATACTTCCACGTATCTAACGCATCTCCTGAGCAGGATCAGTACAACATGGGTATTGAAAGAATCGGAACTTTAGCTGGACGTTATCAAGTTTATCGTGATCCTTACTTCCCACCTAACACTGTGTTACTTGGACATAAGGGTACTTCGTTACTTGATACTGGTTACATTTACGCTCCGTATGTACCACTTCAGTTAACTCCGACTATGTACAATCCATTTAACTTTACGCCTATCAAAGGTATTATGACCAGATATGCTAAGAAAATGGTTAACAACCGCTTCTATGCGAAAGTTACCGTTGATGGTGTTCGTACATTTGACCTCAGAGAACTTCGTTAATCGATATATTCTCTATAAGAAAGGGACGAGAAATCGTCCCTTTTTTTTATTTTATAATATTTATATTTATGAATCTAAAATTACTAATAAAAAAATTACTTCTATCAGAATCAAAAAAGAAGGTATTTTTTGCGCAACCTACTGTTCCTTATACAATGGATTTTAGATACACATCTCACTCTGATTATAGAAAAGTCAGACCTGAACTAGTAAACTATGATCAAAGACCGATTACTAGAGAAGAAGTTTTCATATTCCTTGAATATATCAGTCCTAACATCGCCAATTCTTTAATGAGTATGGATATTAAGGACGGAATTCCATTCGTTGTAAAGTCAATTAAATGGAGTTTGGCAATGCCTATTATTCCTTATCACGAAGGTGGTCTTTATTGGAGATTTATGGTCTCAACCGTTTTTCGTGAGACTTTGGAATATCCTTTTAGAACTGGTAAGGATCAATTTATTATAAATGTGTGAGGTGAGCATTGTCTCTAAAGAGTCTTCCATCTCACCTCCAAATTGGGATTGTTTCACCCCCAATCTGATGACCTTTCGATCACACACCACAAAGATATAACAAAATTATTAATTCACAAAATTTTTTATTCAATTTTTGTTTCTAAAAATTGTCTTGATTCATCATCATAAAAATTGTTACCGTGAGATAGTTCAACAGCATTTTCTTCATCAAATGGATAAAAATAAAATGATCCTTGACTTCCTTCGTTTATTTCCCATCCACCATAATTACTACCTAATTCATCATAACAAAAATCTTCCAATGCTCCAAAATCATCAGCATATCCACTTGTGTATTCTCCATCAATCATCCAATCATCAATTCCACCACTATCACCACTTCCAGTATATCTGGCCTCAACACTTTTAATGTTTTTACTTTTTAATTTATTTAAAGTATTTTTAACCTCATCAGGTAATTCCCCAAGACTAAAAGATTGACCCTGTCTTTCTTCTCTCATAATTTGAGTAAAAATTTCAATATCAAATACCTTTTTTTTAGTATCTATTGAAAAATTTATATTATTATTTTCATCACTGTCCAAATCATCAGCAATATAATTTTCAAAAATTTCTATACACATTTCCCTATAATTTTCAGGAATTGGACAATGAATAGTGCTACTATAATCATTTGTTGAAAATTCTGATTGACCCTCATCGGAATCTCCGTATGAATATTCTATTGTGTAAGTTCCCTTTTCTTTTCCATAACTCATAAGATGTAAAAGAGTTCTTTTGAGTATTTTTTGTTGTTCTTTGTTAATTTCCATTTTTTGATTTTTATATAAATATGTTATTAGTCCTCAACATCCATTTTTGCGGTTCTAAGAACCCACATTGGTTTTTCAGAACTTTGTAATGCTTCTAACCATTCTTTTGCTGATGGAATATAATTGTAACAATCTTCCTTTACATGCTGTTCTCCCACATATCTTGTGTATACTTTTTTTCCATCACTGTTTATAAAAGATGCTCCAAATTTTTTTTCACATTCGAATATTCCTTCACTATGATGACGAAATGCTCTGTGAAATGAATGACCAACCCATGCTTTGGTTTCATCAAACCAATTATGGATGTCGATATAATCTTCTTCTTTTCCTCCGAATTTTTTAACTGAGGATTTAGCGTGGAGTCTCGGGTGTGCCATCGTTTAATTTTGATATTGTTCTAATTGCTTTTGATATAACTTCTGTTTCACCTATAGTATATGCACCTCTTGAGTGAGCATATTTTACAGCCTCTATTATACAATAAAGAGAAGATGTTGGTTCAAGTTGGTCTAAAAACAATTCTAAATGTTCTTGAGATATAAAATTTATTGAACCAAATAATTGAATTTTATTTTCTTGTGTTTCTCCGCTCATAAAGAAAATATAATAATTTTTAATTAAAAAGTAAAAACTTTATGTATTTATTAGTAATGGGTAAAAAGTTATTTATTTCTGATTCTGAAAAAGAAAAAATAAAAAAAATGCATAAGTTATCTGAGGCAGATACTACAGTATCGGCAGGAGAATATTCTGGACCTATAGAATTAACTCCAGCGGATTGGGAAGATAAAGTATTGGCACCATTTGTTATTAATCAACCAGTTAATAAATTTAAAGATACTAATATGTATGATAATGTTAAAGCTGACCATCTTGGTGTTTGGGAATTAGACACTGAGTGGGATGAGGATGATATGTTGATTACATATACAAAACCAACAACAATAAAAGAAGATTTGGCAGTTTGGTTTGGAAAGAAAAAGAAACCAAAAGGTAGTAAACAACCAAAAGGTCCTTGGGTTAATATTTGTAGAAAGGTTGATGGAAAACATCCGCCTTGTGGTAGAAGTGAAGCGAAACCTGGTTCATATCCAAAATGTCGCGCTGCGGGAGTTGCGGGTAAAATGTCAGATTCACAAAAAAGATCTGCTTGTCAACAAAAAAGACGTGCTGAGAAAAAAGATCCAAAAATTGGTAAAGGTAACAAACCAACTATGGTGTCTTACAAACCAAAAAAGAAAAAAACAAACGAAAATATTATAGATAAAAAAATCTACACAATATTAGAGTCATTTAAAATCTCTTGAGGTTTTTTTGTTAGAGTTTCTAAAATTTTGTGTAAAGAATGATCAATTTGTGATTTCATTTTTTCTTCGTAGTTTAATCTTCTTTTTTCATTTTCGTGATCATACACATACATTAGTCTTTCCCACTCTCTTAAACTTAGAAAAACAGAATAATTATAAACGTGATTAACTATGTTAATGTGTCTTTCTTGAAGAACGATAAACATACCTAATTGTTCATTTCTTATATATCTTTTACCCGAAATCGTTGTAACCAAAAGTTGGGTATCAGGTCTTTTAATTAAATTTCTACAAATAGCTAAACAGGTTCTTCTATATTCTACCTCTTCTTCTATGTCTCCAAATTGTGTTTTCCTAAGATTTAATTGAAATTTTACGTATTGTCTTTTTATAAATCTTTTGAACCAATAGCTTAAGTCCATTTTTTTTATTACAAATATAATAAAACTATGGATTAAATCAAATTAAGATTCCCAAATATGCATTAATTTCAAAAAATCAATCCACACATTAAGATCCGTTTCATTTCTCCCAATATTAGCGGAATAACAAGTTAGAACAACATTATCTTTAGTGTATCCT